TATTATGTCAACTATATGGAACTATCAGCCCAATCACAACTTTAAATGGCGTGAGACCCCCATTAAGGTGGGAATGCCTTTGAATGGGTATTGGATGAATAGAACATATGAGGCACACAATAGATGTCAACACCATTTTGCAGGGGACATGAAAGAGTTCGATTCCACTTTGACAGGTGGTGTCCTGGACATGATCAAAGCCATTCGGAAGAAAGGATTTGAGGACCACAAAGATCGGGACAGGATAGCCGCGCTGATTGATGTGAATTATGACCAGGTGTCCAAGCAATTGCTGAACACCACATCTACTGGAGATGTGTATAATGATGGAACTGGCTTGACCACTGGCCATACTTCTACGTCCATGGACAATTCCATTGCTACAGTGGTTTTGTATTTGATGGCCTGGAAGCAGCTCACTGGGCTTTCTGCCAAAGAGTTCAAGCACTACAATGAGCTGTCTTGTTATGGAGATGACCATGTGCTGTCATATTTGGCCACCAAGCCCGCTTCGTGGACTTTTGGCAATATTCAACACGTCATGGCTGGATTCAACGTAACTATGTTGCTTGAAGCTTCTGGCAAGTTGAGTAACATACCATTCCTCAGCAAGAAAGTAAGGTTTCCTAATGCTAGAGATCTTAAGGACTTTAAAACAGCAGGGCTGAAAGAAGTCACTCCAACGTTTGCTGTGTCACATGATCGGGAACGGCTGCTTGGAAAAGTCACAGCTTCTGTCAAGACCATGGACCCAGTGTATCGTTACAAGCGATTATTGAGTTATTTGTCTTTGACTGCCCACCATCCTGACATCTACCAACAGCTGTCGAAGATCATGAAGAACACTGGGTCTTTGAAGAGGGCAGCTAGCAGCATGAAAATGCCGGTGCCGTCCTATGAAAAGGTGCTCCGTGATTGGTACAAACCTGATGCCAGGTTTGTTGTCAATGACATTGATGATGACTTTGATGAGTTGAAACCAGACAACAACATCATATCTTATGGCACTGTGTCGTTGTGGGACAGTTTGATGGGAGGTTTTGCTCTCATTCCTGACATGGTCAATCCCACACTATTTAATTTTGGCCATGTTAGAGCCTTGCAAAGTCAAATGGCAAGAGTCACTTCCTGGCCAATGGACTTGATGGCTCTCCAAAATGGTGCCGTGGGACCAGCTGATCTCCAAATGATGTTGGCCAAAACATGTTATGGTTTCCTTGACCCATCCATTTATGTTCAAATGTCAGGGAGTCCGAATTTTTCTTCTTTACTCGTAAGACATTGGATGTACATGTGGTATGTTGAAAAGGTACGGCCCAATAGGTCATACTCCCTTGTGTCTACTCTGTCAAAGAAAGTTTCGGCACTCTCCTTCCTGATCAATGGCAAGGTCCACATGGAAGCTCGGGTCGGTTATACTGCCTTTTTAGATGTGTTTGTGGTGGGGCTTTTGGGTTTCATCAGTCTGCCACCTTTGTTTGAATGGATATCAGCAATTTGGTTGCCGAATTTTTCAATGTGGTTGGACCGACTCATGTACAGTGTGTATGCCAAGTTTTGGACATCACTCCCACCGAATTACAATGATGTTGGTGTTTTCCTTGATTCACTTTGGGAGAAGGGCTCAAATTTTGTCTTGTCGGCACCAACAGGCACTGGTAAAACGACTGCCTTTGTCAGGTACCTAGCCCTCCGAGAGGGATCTCGATATGACAAGATCATTGTGATAGAACCTCGTAGCGCCATAGTGAAGACGGTGGTACCTTATGTCACCAGTGTGATGAACCTGTCAGCTAGTGGTCTGACAAGTGGCATGGTCCTTGATGAATCCAAGAAAATTTGGTACATGACTGCCCAAGAATGGTTGTTACACCCTTCTTGGCATAAGAAAAATTTTCTTGTCATTGTGGATGAATGTCACATTTCAGAGCCCGCTTATGCACTGATTAAGATTGAACTCATCAAATTAAGGGTGAAAACAATTTTTGCGTCCGCCACGCCACCCAATAATTTGATGACGTTGCCAATCATTGAGCTCAACACAGCGAAAATATGGCGTGTTTTCCGAGTGAATCATGATAACACGGAAGCCAGAGGGTCTAGACAATGCCTAGACGATTTCAGGGACCAAGCAATTTCCCTTGTTCATTCTTTGCCTTTATCTTCTGTGTCATTAGTTTTTGTGACCAGTGTTGGTGAGGCTCTGTCAATGAGTGGCAACATCTCACGCAAATGTGTTATTTTGAGTGCCTCTTCAGATCTGGGTGACCTTGCAGATGCACAGGTTATTTTGGCCACATCTGTTGCAGATGTTGGTGTCACCCT